GTCTCAATACGCTGTGAGCGATCCAGAGAGAGAGGACGGTGTCGTCATGCTTCTCTCGCCCGAGCCCCCAAAGCTCAGAGATCAAGGGCTCGATCGTGCGACGATCGTGCTCCGTGCGCGAGGGGAGGACCACTTTTCCATTCTCAAAGAGCACGGAGAGCGAAGCAACGCCCGACCAAGGATCCGCCTTTTTGGCTCCCGTGGTCAAGTGGGGCACGATGGGGAGATCAGTCGAGTTCTTGAGGCCGACGTAGTGCATCTCCCCGAACGCGTTGCGCTCGACGGCGATCGAGCTCACGCGGCCCTTGAATCGGTTGAACTCTGCGAGCACTGCGGCGCGGAGTTGCGCGGGGGTCAAGCCGCGTTTACGATAGAGCCCGAGGAGATAATGATCACCCGTGTCGAGGTCTCGAGCCCACGTCGTCCCTACAGTAAAATCCGTGTCTCGGGCCTCCGCTTGTGCGACGGACTGGACTAGCGAGAAGTCCCAACCCTGCACGATCTCGAGACGCTCGACGCGCGGGAACTCGTAGAGAGAGAGCTCGCTCCCTCGGTGCTTCGCGTCACTCAACCACTCAAAGCGAAACGCCGACGCGCTGTCATCCTGTACCGCGTGCTGAAACTCGCGGCTGAATAACTGCGCACCCATCGAGCGGCGCTCTCTCAAGAGGTACTCGATCGGACGCTCTTCGGGCCAAAGCACCGCCGCCTCCCCTTGAATCGATACGCCGCAAATCACCTCTCTCCCCTCGCGCGTCTCGGTTTCGTAAGTATACGCTTCAGGCATGCGGAGGATCGCGGGGTCTTCGATCAAGGCCCACGAAGGATCGTTGATCATCTCCCCGTATAAATCATCGTAGTGTTTTCTTGTCCCGATGACCGCGATCAAGCCACCTCGAGAGAGCATCGGGAGCACCGTCGCCCGAAACCATCGCTTTGTCTTTTGACGCTGGCTCGCCGTGTGACAGCTCATGTCCGACTCGAGGTCATCCGCGAGGACGAGGTCGAAGTGAGCGCCCGTCACCGCGCCCCCTGAACCGATCGCCGTGATCGTGGGATCGACGCTCTCGAGCTCTCGCGGCACATAGACTTGTGTTTGTGTCCACGGGGCGTCGTCGCTCTCGAAGGGATGACACCCGATCGCGGGATCGCTGCCCCAGTCGTTCACGATGCGCTCAGAGCGTAAGAGCGCTTTGACGCGGCGCATTCTCTTCTCGGCTTGGCTCGAGCTCTCACAGATCCAGAGGATCCGCACGTCTCGATTTAGACAAATTGCGCGCACCGCGTAACTGATCGCGGCCTCCGTTTTGCCGTGATCACGCGGCGCGAGGACGAGTTGCCGCCCCTTGTCTCCCTGATCTTTGGCTGAGCGCCAAGTGCGATCAAGTTGATCGAACCACTTCGCGCGGTGCGCGGCGTATCGCATCCCACAATAATAAGTATCAAAGAAGACGGGAGAGACGTGCGAGAGGGCTCGGCGCTCGCGGTCTGAAGAGGGTAATAAAACGCGTGACATCGTGAGGACTCCTAGTTATACAGGGACATCATAACACACACACAAGGAGTCAAAGGATGCTGTGTTTAATCGCCGTACTCACCCTCTACCACCCCGTGCAGATCGGGACGGACCGCGCGCAACAAGCGCTCGAGGTTTGTCGCGAAATCGAGCACCGCGCAAAAGCGCGAGCGATGGATCCGTTGATCCCTGTCGCGGTCGCCTCGATTGAGTCGGGCTTCACGCGGAAGATCAAGAGCCGAAGTGGAGCGGTGGGACCGCTCCAAATATTACCGGTGTACTGGTGCCCGACAAAGGGAAACTGCAACGAAATCGAGGCAGGACTCGACGCGCTCGAGTACTTCCTCGGGCGCGAGAAAACCGAGACGCTCGCGTTCACAAGATACGCGGGAGCGGGACCGCGTGCAAGAGCGTATGCGCGCCGCGTCAAGGCGCGACTCAATCACCTACGGAGATCAATGAAGCTCAGAGAAGCGAAGCCTTAAAACGCTTCACACTGTCCGCCGTAGCAACCCCCTTCACTCATGAGATCCGTGTTATCTGCGTCTTCGGTGACCGTCGCATAATCAAGCGGGACATGTAACTCGCGGAGCTCGTGCCAACGCCGCCACGCTTCGCGCTTTGCGGGAGCGCGGGGGTCGTCGTCTTCAATCTCCTCGGGAGCGTAGACGCGTTGAAACGGGGCTTGGGGGTAGTCGTAGTCACCGCTTGCAGAGAGACACGAGACCCCGCCGAAGCTGTGACGCCCTTCGATGAGTGCCTTCGCAACATCGTGCCACTCATCATCTTTAACCGTGCATGTGTTCGAGACGTTGTGAGTCAAGCTCTCCACGCTCAGAGGTCGCGCCGTGCCCTCTCTGACCCAGTTCATTTGTACGCGCTGAACCCACGCGAGAAACTCGGTCGCGCTGAGATCGTCGCGAGTCAAAGCTCCCTTCGGTGCTTCGATCGCGAACTCGAGACAGTAATCATCTGCGCTTCCGCTCCACACACTCTCGAGAGCCGCGTGCGGATTCGCGGTCGCGAAGGCTTGCGCGATGGGAGAAGATCGCGGGACTTGGATCCGTCGGATATAGCGCGGCGCGTGCTCAGGATGCACGCCGCTCGCGCACCCCAGATTCACCGCCGCGTTTCCTGAAGGCTTGACGCAAGTCACACGCGAGGGGGGCGACTTCAATCCGAGACGCTCCCAACTCTGCGCGCTCGTGCGCCGCGCGATCTCTCCGAGGTGGCGAAGTGTCGCACGCTCTCGAGCCCACGCGGGAGCCCCCGATAAACCCGTTAACGAAACCCCGAGGAGATACTCGCGCTCTAAGATCTCGCGGGTCGCGGTGTTACTGAGGTAGTCGTGATCTGTTCCCGTGTATCGCGCTTGGATCATACCAAGTATCGTCGCGAAGTAAACAGCGGTCTCCGCGTCCCTCATGGTCTCCCACGCGCTCGCGTTGATCTCGCAGAGATTGCAAAATTGCCACGCGGTTTCAAATGTGTAACCCTCTTCGATCCAAGCATCGCGGCGTGATGGATCGAGTAACTCGAGCGGGTATTCATCGAGCACCGCCCCCGAGGGGTCTTTGATGAGCGTCGGACACATACCGATCTCGACGCACGGGTTATAAGCGACCTCCGTACTATCGACCCAGATGACAGCGGGCTCCCCATAGTTGCGCGTCGATTCAAAGATCTGCTCAAACTTCGCCTCTGCGTCCTCGTCGTCTCGACGGATCAGCGCGGAGATGTTCGCGCGCGCTCGATACGGGTGATCCACCCACCAATTAAACGCGCTCTTATACTCAATCATCTCATGATCCGTTGAGTCGAACATACAGAGGAGCGCAGAGCGGCGCACTCCTCCCGCGAGTACGCAGTCCGCGAGGATACACATGAGATCACTCGCGTCGATCGGGCGAAGCTGCCTCCCCGCGCTCTTGATCAAGAGCGACTCGGCGCGCGTCAACGCTACGCGCAGCGGATACGCGGAGGGCGCTTTCCCTCCACAACTCGAGATCGGCGCGCCCTTGGGTCGTATCTGCGAGAAGTCGAACGCGGGAATCACCGGATAATCGGGCTCCGTATACGCACGAATCAACGCATCAAAAGCATCACACCAACCCTCGATCGAATCGGGGATCAAGTGCCTTTGATGCGTTTTCTCGCTGAGCACGGAGGGATCGAGGATCGCGGGAAGTTGGTCAACATGATGTCGCTGCACCGAGTAACCCACACCCGCGCCACATAGAAGCAAATAGAGCGCTTGAGCGAAGCGACGCGGGTCGTCGATGTAGCACGACGTACAGTTATAAGAGCGCGCGTGTTTTGCGAGCACTGCGGGGCCGCCGAATTGTAGGGAGCGTTGAGACCCTAAGATTCGACGCTCGTTGATGAGTCGCTCGATCTCATGGAGTTCAACCTCGAGGTCCTCCGCGAGCTCGCCCAAGTGCTCGCGGTGCATCTGCATCACGCGCGCGGTCGCTTCAGTCCACGTCTCGCGGCGACTGAGCTCGGGAACATAGCGCGCGTATTTCTGCGCGAAGTTGAACTCCGCGAGCGCTCTTCTTTGCGGGTCGTCAAGGGTCTTCGTCTTCTGGTTCATCGTGTTCTCGTCGTAGGTAAGCGGTCGCCCTCTCTTGCGCGAGGTCGATCGATGCGAGGAAATCGGGGAAGCCGTGCGGCGTGAGGTCGACGCGAGCCCCTTGTCTCTCGAGGTCGTCTTCGTTGAGCGATCTCTTAGAGGCGTGGGTCCACGCGCGAAAGTCGACAAGATACCACGCCCCCGCGAGTCTCACAAGGACGAGGGCGAGATGACCCCAACGCGACAAGCGCTCGAGGGCCTCCGCTTGCGGTCCTCCCACGGCTCCCAGTTGTACGCGCTTCCCCTTGCGGCTCTTGACCTCCATCAAACCCGCGCGCCCGTCATCTAGCCAAAGCTCGAAGTCAGGACCCGAGGCGCCGATGTTGACGGCTTTAAACAATCCCTCTTTGACGCCGCCGACGCGCCGATAAGGTTCGTAACGCTTGCGTATGTTCGCGCGCCCTTGGGTCGCGTAGAGCGTCGCCGCTTGCTCAACGAGATACTCCGCGTTCGCGCCGCTCTGTTGAGCTTCACGATTCGCGGCGCGGTGTCCTCGGCTTGGTGGTCTGCGTCTCATATAGGGTTTGAACTTTCGACTCATTGTTTTCTGATTCCTCTCGTGTCATGGTGAACGCTCACACACGAGGAGAGATATCATGATACTCACAAAACGCGCCCCCGTCATCGCTGTCGAGGGAAATATCGGCGCGGGAAAATCGACGCTGTGTCGATGGATCCGAAAGAATCTAAATTGCGAAGTCATTGACGAAGCGAGCTCGTCACTCCATCCCGACTACGCTCGGGACCCCCAGAGATGGGGGTTCACTGTACAGATGGATCTCTTGACTCAGCGCGTCGAAGCGCTGCGGCGCGCGCACGAGTATGCGATCACTCAAGAGTCGATCGTCTTCCTCGACCGATCGGTGCTCGGAGAGCGCGCATTCGCTCACGCGAATCGAAGAGTCGAGAGACTCAGCGCCGTCGAGTTCGAGATCTGGTCGCGCGCGTACAATGAGCACCTCGCGGAGCTCGAGCCCCCTGATATTTACCTATACTTAGAGGTCGACGTGATCACAGCGGCGGAGCGCGCGACGCTACGAGACGGCGGAGGGGATGCCGTTGATCGAGAGTATATGGTCGAGCTGCACTACGCTCACGAGAGAGCGGTTGAGGATCTCCAGAGTCGCGGGGCTCATGTAATGCGCGCCCCGTGGGGCGTCGATCGATCTAAACATGAGTACAGTGTGCACGCCGACATTATGATTAGTCGACTCAAGAGCATGTTTAACAACGCACTGATCGAACCGCTCTAAGTATCTAAAGATACGCTGTTTTCTTAGCGGCGGCGTTACCTGTGTACATCTTTTTTGAAAAAGTTGTTGACAGGTTCTAGAATCATGATACAGCTGTATCCGGTTGGCGGGTTGGCAAGGGGGCCAACAGGGAACACACACACAACCAGATACGAAAGGAGCTCACGATGAGCATCAACGAAATCCAAAGAAACATCACAGCCCTCGACGCAGAGATTCAACGCTACACGAAAAAAACACAGAACGCGAGCGGCGCAGAAAAGACGGTATCTGTTGAGATTCTCGCTCGAATGGAGACACTGAGAGCGGAGTACCTCGAGACCCTGAAGTCCTTGACTACCGAGGCGCTCCCCGCTCAATTTATCTACGCGATCTATGCACTCCGGACCCTCATCGAGGGAGACCACATCGACGATGATGGCGAGTTCGACGCCTCCGCGATCGTTGCACAATATGACGACCTCACCGAAGCGCAGAACGCGGCGACCTTAAAAGGCGACGACTTCAAGGTCTTCGCGTTCCTTCCAGATACCGAGATTCTCGACCCATCAGTGAGCGGGATCGAGGTCACTCATGCGAGCGAGCCCCCCGCGATCATCGATCCGAGCGTCGCCCCTACGCTTTGCGCATCACTCCCCCTTTACCCCGATCTCCCTTCGGAGTTCAGCGACGTCTCCGCCGCGCTCCTCCCGCTCCTCGGATTCTGTGGGACGCGCCCCGTTAATATCCGCGAGGATCGCACGGGGTATGTCGGACGCTAAGACACACACACACAAGGAACACAGGAATGAGAACAGAACAAGAGAAGCTGAACGCAGTACTCCGTGACCCTGAGACATGGGCCGATAGATTACAACGTGACTACATCGAGAGGGAAGACGCATCCTTCTCCCATTACTTCGGAACCGAAGTAGTGCGCGACTACGACTTCGAGACCGTGGAGACGCGGACGGTCGTCGGGTGTTTCATCGTGAACCACCGCGCCTCGATGCGTTGGCTCACCACGATCCCCGCAGAGGTCGAATGGACGTGGGTCGATTACCCAAAGGGACCGAGTGAGACGTTCCAGCGAGTCAAGCTCCGCTCGTATGCGTGGCTGGAGGACGTGAGAGTCGAGCTGAGCACCCCGCATCAAGCAGTAATCGTGGTGACCTACAGCTACGAGAACGAGATCGAGGACATCATCGAATGAGAGCCGCGCTGATCATTTGCCTCTGTCTCTGCGTGAGCTGTACAGAGGCAGAGGACGAGCCGAGTCGATGCCTCCGCGTGATCGAGCGCATCGAGCGCGAGAACGCGGTGCGGCTCTGGAACGCGGTCGCGTGGTGTCGCGCGAATCGTAAGGGATGGCGTTCACGCTTGCGCGATCATATGAAGCGAGTACACTGAGCACCTTACACAAAGGAGCTCATGATGGAAATTGAACCCAGTACACTCGCACCCCTCGCGCAGATCCTCGGAGTCTGGGGATCGCTCGGGATTACGTTAATTTGGCTCGGATACAAAATCGTTACAAAGTGGCTTGAGCACCGCAAAGCGCAGCTCACAGAGAGCCAACTCAAACAAGGATCGGAGGACCTCGAGACCGTGCTCGCGCTGATCGAGGAAGACGAGAGCGATGACGCCGAGCTCTCTCGCAGAGTCAACACGCTTGAGATCCTCGTCTCTCGGTTGAACGAGAGCGATGACGCCGAGCTCTCTCGCAGAATCCGCGAGCTCGAGTTTCTCGTGCATCGCGTCAAAGAGAACCTCGACACCCTGATCAAGGAGATCGACGGCGATGAGGGGGACGCGTGAATTTGTACGACGCACAAGGCGAGTGCGTCCTCATCGACGCGATGGGGACCGACATCACCCCCGCGCAGAGCGCGCGCGTCTCCTTCGCGGAGGATGACCTCTCACTCACGGAGCTCCGCGAGAGGGACGCGCGCTTGATTCGCTACCTCGCAGAGCATCGACACACCTCGCCCTTTGAGCACATGGTCGCGACGTTCAGGATCACCGTCCCCCTGTATGTCGCGCGCCAAGTCATGAGACACCGGACCTTCAGCTACAACGAAATCAGCCGTCGGTACACTGCGGAGCGCGTTCGATGCCACTCGCTCGACGCGCTCCGCAGACAACACAAGATCAAGCTTCAATGCTCAGAGGAGGGCGAGGTCGAGAACGAACGCGAGCTCTTGAGCGCGATCGAGGAACACACGCAGAGCGCGCTCTCGTTGTACCTCCGACTCATTGAGGCCGACGTCGCCCAAGAGCTCGCGCGCGCCGTCCTCCCCCAGTCGATGTTCACCTCGTTTTGGATGACGGGGAGCCTCAGAAACTGGGCGCACTTCCTCGAACTCCGACTCGACGCCCACGCGCAACCCGAGACGCAAGAGCTCGCGCGCGCGATCCGCGATCAGCTCCGCTCATTGTGGCCCGTCTCCCTCTCCGCGCTGATCGGTGAACCATGAACCGACACGTCGAACAACGCATCAAGGTCGCCCGACTCATCGCGACCTCCTCACCATGCCCACGCGGACAAGTCGGCGCGGTCATCTTCCGCGAAGGATCTTGGGTCATCGTGTCCGACGGATACAACGGACCCCCGCGCGGCGGCGGACACCTCTGCGGCGGCGACTCGTGCCATCGTGTCGAACGCGGGATCGAGAGCGGCGAGCGCTGCGAGATCGGATGTCATCACGCAGAGATCAACGCGATCATCAACGCCGTGCGACACGGAGCCGCGACGCTCGGCGCTCACTTGATCACCACTCGCGATCCGTGCTTAATGTGTGCGAAGTCCATTCATCACGCCGGCATCACCCGCGTCTACGCTCCCGATGATGCGAGTGACGGATGCGCGTATCTTCGGAAACACGGCGTCGAGGTGGAGA